CCTCTTCCTCTTCCTCTTCCTCTTCCTCTTCCTCTTCCTCTTCCTCTTCCTCTTCCTCTTCCTCTTCCTCTTCCTCTTCCTCTTCCTCTTCCTCTTCCTCTTCCTCTGGTTCAGGTTTTACAGGTTTTTTACCTTTCTTTACAGGTTTTCTTTCTTCCTCATCCTCATCCTCTTCCTCTTCGTTATCTACATCATCATTTTCCATGAACTTAGCCTTCAGTTCATCATAGGTAAGTACACGCAAACATTCATCCAAACAAGGAATTTCATCAATAAACTCATCATCATATTGTTTTGATCTGGGTTCAAAATCAAATCTTGTTGGTTCTGCGAATTTGTTTCCACCAAGATTGGTTTCTGCAAATTTAACACTAACCGAAGCACCTTCATAAGGATTTGGGAATGTTTCAAATTCAGGTTTATCCTCAAGTTGTTCAACAAATTTTTCCTGGAAAAGGTAATCTGAAAATTCAAATAATTGAAGTTTTCTTTCTTGTTTCTTTCCATTAATTTTTGTGATTACAACCGCATACAAATTACGTTCACTTGGTTTTAATGCTTTTATTGCATCCTCATCCGCTTCAGGATCCTTCTTAAGTTTATCCCGGTATTCACAAATAGGACATTTCTTTCCAAAAGATTGTAAACAAATTTCAGAACTGTTTTTAGCACCAACGTTTCTGTGGAATTTAAAAGGTCTTTTAAACCAATATGTTCCTTCCATTGCTATTCCTTTTTCCTTGTCTTTATCAGGATGATTTTTATCCTTTACAAGGTATGGTAAAATGTCCATAACAACTTTGGAATCTACTTCTGGTGTCCATACATCCAACCCATTTGGAAGAAGATGTCCATAACCAAAACCTTTTTTTCTGGCTGCGGCATTACTACTGATTTTTCCTGCAAAATTAAACTTTTTCTTTTTCATAATCATTAAAATTTAAGATTTACGTATTCTAATTCTCGATTCACTTTCTTTTCTTTTTTCTTGTTTTCTTTCCCTTTCTCCCTGAAGGTTACGTGGCATAGAAGGACCTGCAAAGTAATTTTGTCCGTGTAATTGTACAAGGTTTTCCAAAGCAGCCTTTCTTGTAAAAGATATTTCATTCTTTACAATTTCGGCATCATTACATTCCCGTAAAGCATCCATCCATTCATCCTTCGCCTTTATATGACGTTTATGTCTACGATAGTATGCTTCAATATCAGCAGCATTTGGTTTTTCTTTGTTACAACATTTGACAGGGTCTTCATTTGCTTCCGCAATAAGTTGAGCACGAATTAACTTAATATTTTCTTCAGCACGGGTAACTCTGTCTTTACAAGCAGACCAATACTTGCCATATTTAATAGCAAGTTCAGATTGTTCCAACCACTCAACATCAAGAGCAGTTTCATCAATATGAATATCTTTTTCGTAATTCATTTGAATTAGTTTTTATGAGCACGTTTAAGTTTTTCAGCAAGTAATCTTCTTGTAACATCAGTATCTTCAACATACCAAGCGTTTAACATTAATTCAGCAGCGGTTACAAATCCTTCACACCAAATATCTTGGTCAGTAGAATTTGGGAATGGAGCATCATCTTCTACACCACCTTGTGGGCAGAGTTCTTTTGCAAGTTTAAATAATGGATTCATTCTTTACTCCTTTTCTTTTTAAGTTGTTTTTTCAAAGATTTTGCTTCGTCAATAACAATACTTGCTACGTTATCTTGCATTTCTTCGAGCAAGTCAATAGGAGAACGATTGAAAGGTATTGTTTGTGAATACCCTGTTTCAACTTTTACATTTTCGTAATCACCGAGATTAACGTTGTAAGAAATTGTAACCCAACATTTGTTGTCTTTTGTTTCAATCACTTTTTCTACTTTGTCTGCCATATCATTAACTTTTAATTACGGTGTAACAAGCGAGTACAATTCCAGGAAATCCCATATTGTAAGTAGGTTCTTGGAATGCCTCTAAAATGAGTCCTGCAACAGCATTATCTGTATTCAGTAATACACTTGAAGCATATCCAATAACAACACGACGAATACCTTCGGCATCCTGTCCTTTTAAACCTTGTAATATTTTCTTTACTTCACTCCAACCTTGTTTTTTCATTAATGCACGACACAAAGCAATACTCTCGGATTGTTCAATGGCTGCCTGTTGGGCTATTGTTAATCTTCTTTTCTTTGGGGTACTTAATACCTGTTCAAGTATCTGTAAAGCATTACGCGGATGTCCCTGGCTATCTTGTGTTATTTGTTCAATAATTTCATCCTCAATAGAATCATTTTCAAGTTCAGCAATTTTTGTAAGTAATGATTTCATATCATCATCAGACAATAACTGTACCTGGAACTGACTACAACGTCCTTTTATTGTAGGTAGAAGACTTTGTGGGTCCGTGGTACATAAAATAAAGTAAATATGTAAGGGAGTGTCCTCCAATATTTTAAGGAAAGCATTTTGAGCGTCCCCTGTCATTTTATGTACCTCATCAATAATGTAAACTCTTATACCACCACCTAAAGGAGTGTATTGAATGTTTTTACGTAAATCACGTACCGTATCAATTCCCCTAAATTGTGCTGTATCAATTTCAATTAAATTATTTTCAGTACAACCCAGTTCTTTTGCTACAATACGGGCTAAGGTAGTCTTACCACAACCTGTCGGTCCGTGGAACAGCATAGAGTGAGGTATCTCATTCTTTTTAAACATACCTCTCAAAGTGAGTACAATTTCCCTGTTACCTTCAATTTCAGTAAGGGCATTTGGTCGATACTTTAAATACAATCCCATTATTTTAATAGATTTATTAGTGACATAAGCGGATTACTTGACATTTCCATTATTTTTTGTTTAAATTGATAAAATATCATCATTTTAGCAGAATACTCTGTTAAAGAAGTTGAAGAATTTAACAACTGTTGAATAACAAATGTTTTAGAAGAAGCGAGAAATAAAGATTGATTTAAAGTTACTTCTTTAAACCATTTGTCCCATAATTCTTCTGAAATGTTAAAAACTTCAAATGTCTTTTCAGATACTTTTTCTTTACCTTGCATTTCTTCTAATAATGCATCTTTAGCATACTTAAAAGCAATGTCTTCCGAGGTGGTGTCTCTTTGATTTTTCATTTGTCATTAATTTTAAATTGGTTAAGATTATTTTTAACACGTATAAGAACGTCTAAATATAAATTCAGTTCAAACAATACAGTAGAAAACGCTTGAGGATGATCTGTTGGGTAACGACTTGTGACGTACTTTTTTCTATCATTAAGAAAGTTTTCTAAAACAAAGAACGGGTCCTTACCTTTAAATCTTTCAATAAAACCATCAACTTGTTTTGGTTTTCTTTGACGTATCGTTACCTCAGCAACTGGTTTAGGTTCTTCAAATAAGAACAAACCACCTGTAGAATGTTTTCTTGTCCTTTTCATTACCTTTGTGGTTTATCAGCCCAACTATCATTTACATTATGTATCTCAACATCAACATCAAGAGGTACAGTAATCCAACCCCAATGTTTAACAATATCTTCACACATAATTCTTTTCATTGTTTTGACAACGTGTTCTAATTCATCAGGGTGTACATCCATTACAATAGCATCGTGTATTTGACTAACTAACCTGGATTTCCACTTTTCCTTTACCTGTACTTTAATACCTTGAATAATACTCCATAGTAAACAATGAAAAGCAGAACCTTGTATTGGATAATTTAATACATCATTCTTTTTCATTACTCCTTGATAATTAAACCCAGTCATGGAAGTAATATGTCCTACCCTTTGATATTGTTCCCACCAACGTTCTTTCCATTTTGTATAATCTTTATAACGAACGTTCCAAAAATAATCTTCAATGGTTTTAATATGCTGGGTAAAAGATTCTAAATCTTTAATACCATTACTTATTAAATGAGCCCCTAATTTTCCATCTTCAAATTCAATACCATCTGTAGATTTCCATTTTCTGTTCTTTGGTAAATGTCCCCAACCATAAGAAAGGTTTACAGCACAATTTTTATAATAATCCCCATAAAATTGTGGAAATATAAAACCATTTTTAGTAGCACTACGAAGAACTGAATGACCTGTTGTTTCTTTATTAAAATCCTCAATATGAAAAATTCTAATTGCCATTTCTTTGTGCATATCACCAGCAAGTATGTCTTCCTTTAATTGCTCATCCCTATTGTAACAACAACTAATTCTAACCTCAAGTTGTTTATAATCTAATTCAACAAATTGATGTCCTGGTCGTGGTAATATTGCTCTTCTACAAATTTCCATTGTTTCTTTATCCCTTTTAGGTATATTTTGGAAATTAGGACTGTCTGAACTACCCCGAAATGTACGTACAAGATGTAGGTTAAAAAATGGATGAACAATTCCATTAACCTGTTCTCTTACAAAAGCATCCAAATATGTGTCACGAACTTTTTTAAGTTTTTTGATACGTAAAAGAATATCTAATTCAGGTATTCCTAATTCTTGTAGAGCTTCTTCATCCGTAGCACCTTGACCAGAAGCCGTTTCTTTACTAATTTTAATCTTTTTTGTACCATACAAGAATGCACCAAGTTGCTGAGGACTATAAATATTGACTTTGTTTTTAGCGGTGTGAGCCCAATGTTTATAGAGTTTTGTTTCTTTAAACTTCACTTCAAGTTTTTCAATTTCTTTAGTTAATTCTAACTTTTTTTCTTCAGCATATTTCATATCAATCCTTAACCCTTGTTGCTCCATACGGGACAAGGCTAAAATTCCTTCTTGGAAAAATTTGTAGGTTTTTAATTCAAAATACATATTCAATTTTAAAATGGTAATTCATCAAACAATAGTTTTTGTTTATTTGCTAAACGATACTGATAAATAGTATCCAAAGCACAATATTTCATTAATTCTAAACGTCCTGTTGATGTACTAAAAAATTCTTGTGCTTTATTGATTTCATTAGCACTTTTACCTTCTGTACCCAACCAACGTTCTAAATGGGAGCTGTAATCAATTATACCAAAATTAACGTATGTCTGAAATTTAAGCCCTGTTACACCAGACCTATTATCAAGTATATGAGCAGCCAACATACTATCCCAATCCCATCCACGTACTCTTGTTTTTAAAATACCAAAACTCCAATTCTCCTCAAACTTTAAATTATGAGCCATTTTCTTAATGGAATTATTTTTTAACAGAGAAATGTAAATATCTCTTTCAACTTCATCCTTTGGCATTTCAAATACATAAGCCTTATTTTCATTAAGTGCAACAGAAGCACAAACAATGGTATGTCCTTCACCGTGTGGTTTTAGACCAGTTGTTTCATAATCAATTGAAATTATACTATCATCTGGAATAGTTGTTAATTTACGTAAATTTTTAAGATAAATAATTTCAGGTTCTTTATCAATATAAAGAGGTGTATCTACCATACCGGCTACCTTTAGTAAATCATCTTCCCAAATATTGTAAACCTCTTTTTTCTCCATTTTGTCAACATAAGCAGGATGAAAGGTGGGACAAATCCAAGCCTTAATTTCTTGGTCTGGAATAATCCAACCCCTCCATTCATTAATGGTTTTTAAATCTTTTTTCCATCTATGGGCAATAATAGAGTAAACTGCTTGTCCACCAAATAAAACTATTACCTTTGGTTTATACTTTTCAATATAACTAAATACAGAACGACGACAACATTCTATTTCTTTGTTTGTAGGTACTCTTGCTTCACCATCACTTGTTTTGGGTAGACAATTTACAGCATTGATACTTAAACAATCTTCAAACAAATCTATTCCATATTTAGCATAAGTACGTTCAAGTAGACGACCTGCTTTACCTTGAAATGGTCTGCCTTTGTCATCATCAATTTCCGTAGGGGCATCTCCTATGTTAAGAATCTTCTTTTTAAAGTTACCATAAGGTTCCATTTTTGGAGATATACAAGTTCTGTATAATCCACAAGAATAACAAGTGTATTTTTTTCCATCAGGTCTATCAGTAGACTGTGTTTCGTGTTTAGTAAAAAATCCAGTCATAATTTATCCTAACAATGATGTGACATAAATCCAATTATCACTCTTAAAATACAAAATACCTTCACTCAAAACGCAATCGTAAGTCTGTTTTAGAATATCTTTTAATAAATGAGGTACAATAGAAAAGGAAATTTCTTCATTAGTATTATATTCAATATCAATAGATTCTTTAAACCAAGAAATTAAGGAAGCACTTTTTACAGTCAATTTATTTTTAGTAATTAGGATTTCTACAGATTCATCGGAGTTTTGCTCACCTTTAGCAAATATAATTGCTTTATCTAATACGTCGCTTAATGTCTTGGGGAATCTTACATTAACTCCCTTTTTAGGGTGTTTAGTATACGGACTTGTATCCACGTAATTGTCATTAACGACACGGCAAGATATCATAGTACCTTCTTTTGTTTTAAAATGTACCCAGCCATTACCTTCACAAATTTTAGTAGGATTTAACTTGGTTACAATTTTTGCTGAATTTGCAGGTATAAGAAAAGTACCTACGGGCAACTCTTCAAGCATATAATGAGCTACCCTAAAATTATCACTACCTTCAATAAATCCTTTTTGATTTGCGTGTACACAAGTAAGTTTTGGATGAGTCATATCTGAGGAACAAGACATACTGGCAAAATTAATAGCGGTATTAAAATCCACAGGTAATTTTTTCCATTTACCTTTCACTACAAGTTCTTCATCCAAAGGTAAGGTAATTTTACTGTTTAATGAAAATCCTGTAGTAGCTCTTCCACTTTTAATAATAACTTCAGTTTCTGTAATTTTAATGTCAATTTCTTCTTCTTTTGCTTTTGCAAGAAATTTGTAGAGTTCCTCAGCTTGAATAGCACCTGTGATAGTTAAGTCTTTAATAGGATGTGATACACTGATTTCATCATTGTAGGTAACAACCCGACCATCAATAAAAGCAAAACTACCGGATTGCTCAATAATTTCTTTGTTTGCTAATCCAGGTTTTACAATTTCTAAAGCCCTTTTTAAATCTTCTTTCTTAATTTTCATATTGCGAAGTTTTTATCAAGTATGGTTTTTAATTCTATCAATTTACAAAAATTATAAGTGGAATAAGTACCAAGACATAGTCTATCTGCATCTTTACCTTTTTCCCTATATGTTAATCTCATTGAAGGAAATACCTTAGAATACCGACCAAACCAATAAAAATCTGAAAAACTGTTTGGACGTGGTATAATGATTAAAAAATGCAACCTATTCTCATTAATCATACCTGACATAAAATTTATTTTATCTTCATCAGATAAGTGTAATGCTTGTTTTGGTACATTTAACCTTGGGTAATCTGCAAGAATTTTATCAAATTGATTCATTGTAATAACAGCAGGGCGAACCCACGGTATTACAAGTTCGTAATCATATTCAAATTCCGTTGGGAACAATTTGATTAATGTACCTGCACCTATCATTTCATTTTCTACAAATGTAAATGAATAACCAATCCTTGATAATTTACTTTCAAAATCAAGTATTGTTTTTTCTTTTTCTGGAACTTCTTCGAACAATGGTTTCATTTCTTAAATTTAATCTGTATGCTGTATATTCACGATACCAAAAGGATAATAATCTAAATCTTTGATTTTCAGGTATAGCTTGTTCCTCTAATTTTTCACACAATACTTTTTCTTCTTTTTTAGAAAAATTACCTGCTAAATAAAAGTTAAGTTTTTCTCCTGTCGAAGTATTTTTAGTTCTCCTATTAAAAAGTGACCAAGGCCAATTTGGAATATAGGTTTGTATTTGCTCCAAAAATACTAAATAATTCCAAATAGCTCTTTCAGTAATGTTTTCACTTAAACAAGTTAAGTCTGTGTTCCATTTCTCAGCACGTCTATTAAGTTCCCTTTGTACACCTTTTGTAACACGATCATCTACTTTAATATCTCTACTTGAAACAGCTAACATATTAAGTCGCATAGAACGATATTCTGGTAAATAGATTTTACCATACATACCTAATTTAAGGCAAGTTGCAGAATCAACAGAATACCAAGGATAACGATACATTAATGGAAAAGAAGTACACGCAAAACCATGAACCTTTACTTTAGGGAATCCTTTTTCATCTATTAATTCTTCTCTCCATAATCTATCAAGTGCTGGAATTAATACTGAGGTTGGATTAGGTACTAAACCTCCAATAGCAATGTACTCATAATTTTTTACATATTCCCTTAGATAACTCACATCACTACCTAAGTGAAAGACAGGAATAGGAAATACATCTTTACTTTCAATTATTTTTTGATTTTTTAAGGTTAGTGTAGGATTATTAATTACATCAAGATTGGAAAATATATTGATACTTTTTTCATGTTCTTTTAAAAATTGAACATACTTGTCCCTGTATTCAATATATTCTGGTAAGTCTACATAAGAAAACGTGTCATATTTTCTATGTTTAAAATGAGTTCCCATAACATTAGCATCTGTTCCAGTTTTTCTGGACAGTCTATTGTAGAGTGAAGGAGCTCCACAGTCTACAAAAACAGAAAATTTATAATCAATCATTCCTACAAAATAATAAGATTTGTTCCAACATAAGTTTGATGGCATTATCACCAGCTACCATTAAACTGTTTTTATTGAACCTTAGAAAAATTCTATATTTATCGTATTCATAAATAACAGACTTAATGAGTTTAATAGCATTCATAACAGAGCCATTATATACAAAAGCTGGAGAATATAATTCAGGATAACTTAATTTATCAGGTACAATAGGAATTACATCATGAAATACAGCTTCTTGCATTGCTATACCCCAGGTTTCTTGTTTTGCAAAAGAAACAGCAATTTTAGACTTGGCTAATAATTGATAATATTCCTTTTTTGAACTCGTACATTCTTTACTTTTAAGGAATTTCCAATTAGGATACATAGGTTGTAATATGGAGGATAATTCATCAAACATCTCAGGACATTTTTCTGAATCTAAACGATGAGGAAATACAATTATGTTTTCTTTCTCTTCTAAAGAATCATTTACAAACTCTTCTGGGAAAATAGGAAAACCAGTTACCTTAATTTTATTTGAATCAATATTTCTTTTATTAAGAATTAAATTTTTATGAAATCCTGTCGCTACAAATACTAAATCAATTATTTGAAACAAACTATTTTCAAAATAATGAGTCCAAACTGTCATTCCTTTTTTACTGAGGAAATCTTCACAATCGTAAGACCCTGCATGAAGGCACCCACAAATCTTTACAGATTTTTTAAGACCTAAACCGTAAATTACATAAGCAATATTGATTATTCCTGGAAACCATAAATCATGAAAGAATAAAACAATCTCTTTTTCCTGATTGTTTTTTATGTATTCTATGATTTTGTTGGTTTGCTCATTTTTATAGATATTAGTATCTATCACATCTAAAAAACTGCCTTGAGTAATCTTACCTTGAGAACTATTTCCGTAAATTGTTTCAACCTCTAAATTAAAACTCTTTTTACGGGAAAAACTCTTAAAGTAATTTCCAAACCAAATATCCCATTGAATAGAATAACGTTCTTCTAATGGTTCAATTGGTATATTTAATATTGTAATCTTATTCATTTTATCACCCCCATTCTTGCTAATACTGCAAATTTGATAGCATTATGCATCGCTTCTACGGTAGGTTTCTTTTTAATAAATTCAAAAACAAATTTACCTAATAAAGAAGGTAATTCACTTTCATTCATTTCAATATTATATAATTCCAACCAAGGTTTTACTTCTACAAATCTTTCTATAACAACTTCTTTTATCAAGCTATTTAAAAAACTGTTAGGAATATAACTTGGTACTAAACGTATTGGACGTTCAGTTAAAAACAATCCATTACCATTTAATTTTTCGTACATACCTAATCCATGATAAGGTTGAAAAAATTGTCCTAACCCACCTTTAGTTCCATTTGTACGCAAACGACCAACAACCTCATTTTGAGTTAATCCATATTTACGTAAAAACAACCCTGTTTCATTTAATGATGTAATTGTTTCTCCAGGAAAGAAAGTTAAAACAAGCCAAAATATACGTGCATATATTTTCTCTTGAATTTCGGCTAATTCATAGCAAGAATCAAGTGATTTCCCTGCTCCCATTGCATAACTAACAGCATCCTCACCTGACTCAAATCCAATCTCAATAACCTCTAATCCAGATTCTTTAAAAATATCCGCACCATATTGTTTGATAAAACGTAAAACATTAGAAGAGGACCCTAAAGCAATTAAATGAAATCCTTTATTTTTCAAATAATCTAAAATAGCAAAAGCTCTTTTGGTTGAAAAGAAAAAATCCTCGTCTGTAAAATGAATATTAAAAATACCTTTTTCTTCACACTCATGAAGCATATGAATCACCTCATATAAAGATAAAGAAATACGAGTATTTCCGCAATTTTTTGTAGAAGGACAAAATTCACAGCCCATAGGACAACCATATGAAGTGAATAATGGATGCACAAGGTGACCTTTTTCGAGAGACTGTAGATGCATATCACAGTCACTTAAAAGTAACCTTTGAAAATGACTGTAATATTTAGGATAGGTTTTCATAGCTATTTTCAAAAAAGCATAATCAGCTATAGGATCATAACCTAAAACATCTTTTATATGAGGTAAACCTAAATGAGATATTAATGGTGAATACCCTGCATAATAAACATTCTTTAATCCAGTTTCAAAAGGAATAAAGTGATTAAGCAGTAAAGCTGTCTCAATCTGAGGATATGACCAAAATGTAACAATATTTATATCTGCTTTAGGTATAAGATCTAAATTTTCAGGTACAAAGGTTTCTAAGAGATTTATCTTATCGGCTACTCTTAACTCTGACAAACCATTATAAAGTAGGTAAGGAGAATAGCAAAAAGAACCCCTATTAAATTCTGTGCTGGAAGGATCAATAATATTAATCATTCCAAATCTCTGCTCCGTTTTCATCATCTTCGAACACACTTATAAAATTAGCATTAAAATTATTCATAAGATTTTCTGCAATCTTTTCACAAGACATTTTACCTAAATTATTGTTCTCCCAATTATCCCTGATGTAGTTATTTAATTCATTTTTTAAACGAATAAATTCAAGTTCACGATCTTCCGTTGTTTGTATCTTCATCGTTACATAGAACACGTGTCGATGAGGAGTTCTTAAAAAAGCCACATCCTCATATGGGCATTCTGGCCAGGCGTGTAAAGCAGAAAAAGTCGTTTTTACTACTACAAAAGTCTTTCTCATTTGGTATGAATTAAATTCATTAATTCTTGTCTGCTTGTACTGTTTTGTAAGAATACACCACGTAAACTTGAAGTCACCATAATGGAATTCTGTTTGTTTACACCACGCATTAACATACAAAGATGTTGAGCTTCAATAATACACGCCGCCCCTTTTGGATTGAGTAACCTCATTAAATCATCCGTTACCTGTTGTCCGATACGTTCTTGTATTTGTAAACGACGGGCGTAAATATCTACAAGTCTTGCGAGTTTAGAAATACCTACAATTTTTTCATTAGGTATGTATGCGACGTGGGCCTTACCTATGAAGGGTAACATATGATGTTCACACATTGAGTACATCTCAATATTTTTTAACAATACAATTTGGTCGTAACCATCACTTGAAAATACTGTTAAGATATCTTCAGCTTTTTGGTTATAACCTTTGTAAAGTTCAGTCCAGCTTTTAACAACTCTTCTCGGAGTATCTATTAAACCTTCCCTTTCTGGGTTATCTCCGATTAAATTAAATATTTCTTTAAACACTTCTTCCATATCAAAAAAATTTACAAGAGCCGATAAGATAATCAATCCACCGGCTCTTGTATCCAGAATAACTCAATTACTTTTTCTTCTTTTTCGGAACATCCTGTTTCACTTCTTCTTTCAAGGGAACAATTTTCTTTGTTTCTTTTGTTTCCTTTTCTGCTTTAACAGGTTTGGTGACTTTTACACCGGCTCTTTTCTTCGCAATGTCCATGTAAATACCGGCTCTTTTCTTCACAAAGTCCATGTCCGTGATAGCACGTTCAGCATACACCTTTTTAAAGGCTGCAAGAATAGTTTTCTCATCCGCTTTTTCCGCGAGTAATTCGTCTGCAATTTCTTGATTGCTTTTTCCAACTTTCCGAGGAGGTCCTTTTTTCTTAGGAGCAGGTTTCTTTTCATCCTCATCCTCATCCTCATCCTCGTCATCATCTTCTTCCTCAGGTTCCGGTTTCTTTCCTTTCTTTACAGGAGCAGGTTTAGGTTCCGGTTTCTTTCCTTTCTTTACAGGAGCAGGTTCTTCCTCTTCCTCTTCCTCTTCCTCTTCCTCTTCCTCTTCCTCTTCCTCTTCCTCTTCCTCTTCCTCTTCCTCTTCCTCTTCCTCTTCCTCTTCCT